ATTTGCCAGCTTATATCGCCACCGATATGGCTATGAATTAATTGGCTCTTTGTCGCAAATTGTCCACGCCCCAGTTCCTGTCGATGGCGCCGCATAGGAATCTGGGCAAGGCTTTGTTGCAGAACCGTCAGGTGTTTGAACATTTTTGGCCGCGCAGCCCAGCTTGCCTCCTTGCCAATTCCCATGCACAAATCCTGTCCAAGGCGCATCTGCATTTATGCGTTTCCTTTCCAGACTAGAAAATCAAGTTCGATATCTGTCAGCCAGAAGCCAGCTGACGCATAGGCTGGCTCGGCTTGCAGACTGGCAGTGCGTATATTGCCGAATTGTTTGTTGGACAAACATCTATCAAGCTGGGCAATGCCGCTATCCGCCGTAACCATGCCCTTGCCAAGAGGCACCGCCAGGGTCAGCAAAACCTGCCCCTCGGACAGTAGATTTGATGCCATGAACATGTCCGAGGCACCAGTAAAAGTGATCGCAAATTTCAGATAGCCATCTGCCAACAATGTCACATCATCAGTTCGGGTATTTTCCCATATAACCGGACTTTGCTTCCGCCAGCATCTGGTCACAGCCGCCTGTAATTCTGCACGCATGCTGGTGGTCATTATTTTATATCTGCACTGGATAATTGCGCCTGAAACAACCGCGATCCCGCTTCCCCAATCCGCAAAGCGCTATTCACCCGCCAGCGGTCAGTCTCAATCGTAACGGCATCACCTTGCTTGGGCAGAACAGTAGCGTCAGCTACCAGTAGCAATGCCTCTGCCTCGCGCATGTCAGCCGGCAGGTTCTCATGCTCAACCGCCCGCAGACGGTTTATAAGCACATAAACAGTGTCGCTTTGGCCATCGGCACCCGCGCCAGCTTGCAACAGACCTTTGCGCCCGTAGCGTGACAGAACCTCGCGCAGACGCTTATCGTGAATCGGTATCATGTTCGCTTAATCCTTGTTGAGCTGGTTGTCTCCAGAAACGGTGCCAGCAATGCCTTGACCTGGCTTGACGACGAAGATCTCGTGGTGTCATAGCGCACGGCAACGGATCCGACGCGCTCGGACAGCACCGCACCACGCAGACCCAGCAGTTCAGCCACTCCGCCAGCATCTTCAATCAAGGCAAGTGCCAGCACACAGTTAGCTTCCTTGACCGCAGACGGGACACCGCTTATGGCGCGTCCGGCCTTATCCGTGATGCCCGAACGCGGCCAGGCACGAAGTTGATCGACAGCCTGACGATGCCCCCGAAAGGTAAAATGCGCGTCAATAAGATCGGCCGCTTTAACCAAGCTAGCCGCCTTTATGCCGCTATTGGCACGTGCCCATTCACCATAATCCCGCGTCCGGCACCAAAGATCAGCATCGGCAACAGAAAGATAGGCGCTACTCATCGCAGAACACTCTGCGTGTCGGCATCATCTGCGCATAAAAACTCGGAAATGGTTGTTGGCGGACGAAAGCTATTATTGCGTTCCGACAAACGCCAGTTCCGGAAACGTGAATTAGCCTGAAGCTGATACTCGCCAAGCGGCACCACCATCTGCTGTTCGGTGCGGGAATGCTGAATGATCACAGCCGTGCCAGCCACAGCCGCATCTGTTGCATGGTCACTGACTTCAGGCATCGCCATAGATCACACAGGCTAGTTCCGGACGCACCATAGCCACACCCCACAGCACATCAAATTCCCACATCGTCTGTTTATATTGGCGCGTAACTTCCAGACGCAGCGAAAGCCCCGTCTGCGGGTCGGAAACAGACATGATCTGGCCATTCAATCCGCTTTCAAGACCTGCCGCAGATAATGGCCGCATCGCCAGCGCCACCGCATCACGATGCAGAACCAGTCCAACCTTATGCGCTGGCTGGAAAATGACTTTGCTACTTGTCGTCAGCGCTTGTCCAATGGGTCTATGCAGGGTGATGTCGCTAGATGATCGGCTGACGGCAGTGACCGCCTTAACGCGATATACATTCTTGCTTGCATCATTCTTGATAATAAAACTGTCACCCGGATTGATACCGCTATGGCTGGCATTGATGGTGATTTCTGTATCATCAGCTCTAGCTGATTTGGTAACAGCTACCTCACCAAGGTTATTGCCCGCATTTGGCAGCAAATCACTTGAAAACCAGTCGACGCCGAACTTGCGGCCAATTTCACCCTCTAACGGCACGCTNNAACTTTCGGCCAATTTCACCTTCCAACGGCACGCTACTGGTACCTGCCTTGTCAGCATCATGAAATTGCGGCAACCCAAGCGCATTAGCTTCCATATCATAATCGATAATGGCAAAACGTCCGGTTTTGGGGGCAGCTGCCTTATTCAGGAAACGTCGCGCTTTGATGGCACAATTTGCGCCGTGCCAGTCTTTGGCAGTCGTATGATCGGCGGGCACCGGCTGGAACGGTATGTTACCCGGCATGCCAATGCCATGGGCAATCATTTTGTGCAAATCAATGATCGACTGGTTCACCGCGCCAGCAAGCGCATGGATCGCTTCGGCCATCTGCATCGGAATGAAATCGGCACTGCTTTCGATTTTGGCCATCTCATTATCTGTCAGATAAAATGCCGCCCGTTTCCAGTTATCCAGCGTGATTGGCACAGACGAAATTGATGTATCGGGAATTGTGCCTTCAAAAACCTTGCCCGGCTTTACGTCACTTACATTTACCGCGCTACTAATCGGCACATCGATCGAGTCACCACGGCGGGCGGCTTCGCTGGAAAAGCTACTATTGACAAGGCGGGGCAAGATCGCACGTTCACGAAATTGCAAAAGGCCGCGCGCAACAATTCGCGGCATCAGGGTTTCTAATTGATTAGGCACAAGTCTCTCCTTTGTTTGAAATAGTCGTCAGGCATTTTGGAATGCGTATTAAGCGGGCAGTGATTCCGCTTATGTGCCGACATGCAGATGCATACGGCCACTGGCCAGCGCTTCCAGATTGTTGTTGATCGCGTCGCTATCCGAGGCATTGATACTGTTCGACATCACCCTCTCGGCCATGCCAGCACCGGTTCCAGATTTCATATTGGGAGCGGGTGAGGCTGAAGCGTCTGGTACGTCTGCTGTCTCCGGACTGTCCGGCGCATCTGTGTTATCAGATGTTTGCAGCACTTCCGGCACCGATGTTCCTGCCTCATCAANNGGACTCGCCGCTACTGTCGCGGCATCCTGCGTTGCGGATGTCTTGTTTGTATCTTCATTCTTCATGATGACCTCTTAATTGCTGGGGTTTTGTGATGCGAAGTTTGGTGCTTTTGATCGCGGCTGGCATTTTCACCGCCCGCCGCCAGAATGCCGCGACGGGTGATTTCGGCCAGAAAGGCTTCCTGACTGATCTCACCGGCAAGCCGTGCTTTCAGCAGCATATCTGCCTCGGCGGCCGCGTCATCGCTCACCGGAAAATTGCGTGCAATCTGTATCTGTCCGGTGGCGTTATCGGGTAAATCCAGCCAGTCCGCCGCCATATCAAAAGCTGCCTGCAAGCCGTCCCGCAAAGTCGCTATAACGCCTGCTAGGGCGGCATGTGCCTCGGCCGCATCAATCGCGCGTCCGGTTGCGGTTTCATTCCCCGGTCGGCGGCGCAACATATCCAGACCCAGCACCGCCATACGGTCTTCAAGGTCAATAAGATCCTGTCGCCCCGCATCGATCGCCGCACCCGAATGTTCGATAAAGCGCAAATCAGCCGCCGGATCATCGGCCAGAATTAACCGGTTCGGGCCTATTTCGATATCGCCTTCGGCCACTTGCAACGCACGACCAAACAGAATGGGTACACGTGCCACATGCAGAATATGGCGCTGGTCACTTGCTGATTGCCAATGCGCCAGATTAAGCCATGCCAGATCAATCAAAGGTGGGCGCGCCTGCATGAAACCGGATGGCGCAACATTCAAGGTAACAAGCGGGGGGCGACCATAGCCATGCCGGCCTTCACTGGCGACATGCCATGTACCAATGCTAGCACTATCAAGCTCGCCGCGTGGGTGCCATAATTGCCATTCATTTCGCCCGATCAGACGTATTGCCTGACTTGTCGCTTCACCAAAGCGGCCAATACGCCGGATATGCGTTTCGGCAATTCTGATTTCGTCCAGCCCTTCATCATCACGTGTTGCCCCAATCATCTGGCTGGCAGTGACCATGACAAAATAGGGCGCCCCGCCTCCTACCGGACGGTCAACCAGAATATGCACCATGCCATCTATCAGTAACCGTTGCAGAAGCCGTTTGGCAAAATCACCTAGTGATGTCCCCTCACGATCACAATTTTCGGCTAGCTTTTGCAAAGCCGGATGTGCTGACTCAAGCGTAACAGGGCGGGCAAAGGGTCGTCCTGATAATGCCTGTACCGTGCGCGACAGACCGTTGAACAGGACAGTGCGTTGCAGGCGGACGCGCCACGCTGTCCAGCTTTCGGCCGCTTCACGCGGTAGCCAGCGTTGACCGGCGGCGCGCATGGTTAAAGTACCCCCCATAAGATCAGCCAGTAAATCCAGTTCGGCCGCCATCGCCCGATGCGCAATCCCCGGGGTTGCAACATTGTCTGTCATTTGAAATCCTCGAAAAATGTTGGTCTCACACCAGA